GTGACTCAGAGGAAGAGATGCTACAGGTTGTCAAAGGAGCATACGTTGATGTGTACGGAGGCGGATCTAATGAGGAGATCTATTACGAGTTACCAGATAAGACAAGGATCTGGAAACGACCAACAGAGATAATGAGAGAGATGGCAGATCTATTATGGATTGGTGTAGATCGTAGCTATCTTAGGAGGTTTGATGCCTAACTACAGAAGTAAGTTTGAAGGTAAGATAGGGAGGAAAATGAAAGGGTGTAAGTACGAACCCCGAGAGTCCATTAAGAACTACACTCTGAAAGGTACTTACTTACCGGACTTCGTTCCTAAAGACGACGAGGATATCTTGATCGAGGTTAAGGGATTCTTTCGTACAAGACAAGAAGCAAACAAATACCTGGCAGTTAGAGAAGATAATCCAGGTGTTGAAATTGTCTTCATCTTCGGTGATCCAAAGACACCGATGCCAAATTCACGTAAACGCAGAGATGGTACAAGGTATAGTATGTCAGAATGGGCAGAGAAAAATGAAATTAGATGGTACACATATGACACTATCCCGAAGGAGTGGTGTAAGAAATGTTAGTAATTGATTATGAAACAGTAAAAGAATGTATCGAAGAGATAGAAGAGAGCATACACTTGATCACTACACTGGATGATATTAATGTAGGAGAAGCTTTAGATATTTTAAGTGATACAAAGATAAAACTAGAGAGGAGTCTAGACGACTTCGAGACTAATCTAGAAACTATGAGTGAGTATTACGAAGAATGAGAAAATTACTTATCCCAGATCCCCAGGTTAAACCTGGAGTACCTACAAACCATCTCCTAGCAGCAGGTAATTACCTATGTGATTCTAGACCAGACGTAGTTATTATCCTAGGTGATTGGTGGGACATGCCTAGTCTTAGTCGATACAACACCGCTAAAGAGGTAGAGGGTACTCGTGTACTTGAAGATATAGAGTCTGGGAAGGAGGCCATGCGCCTGTTTCTCTCCCCTCTAGTATCTTTGCAACGTAAACAAAAGAAGAACAAAAAGAAAGTGTACACACCTCGGATGGTCTTCTTAACAGGTAACCACGACCCCATGGTTAGGATACCTAGGCTAGTGGAAGACTACCCTACACTGGAAGGTTTCGTACCAGATAACTGTAAGTCTTGGTTAGAGAGAAAAGGTTTTGAGGTTATTGGTTATCGAGAAATCATAGAGATTGAAGGTATACGGTATAGCCACTACTTCCAGAACATGCACTCTGCAAAGAAAGGTCCACTCTCAGGTAACATTGTTACTATGATGAAAAACGCTGGATTCTCTTTTGTCCAAGGACACCAGCAAGGGAAGAAGTGCCACTCTTATAAACTAGGGGATGGTACAAACCGTCTAGGTATAGTAGCTGGATCGTTCTATCAACATGACGAGGGTTACGAAGGACCGCAAGGCGGTAATAACTGGAACGGGATTATAGTTTTGAACGAAGCTAAGGAGGGTGGTGCTGATATCTGTGAAGTATCTATGAACTATCTACTAGAGAATTGGTTATGATATTGAAAATACTAAACCTGTGGCAACTAGGGAAGGTGATAATATCAGCTACACTCCTAGGGATCTATACAATGTATCTCTACTTCAGGAGTACGAAGTCGTATGTATCCCTTATTTCTATGATAACTGAGTTTAGTCAGGGCCACGTGGTTATCACAATGGCCCGTGAAGAGTATGAGGAGATGTGTAGGCTATCCGAACAGCTTAGAAACGATATTAAAGATTGATAATACCGTACTGGAGTCGATCTTATCAAAGGCGGCTCCTGCTACTCCTATCGCTATAGTGACACCTAGTATATACTTCTTCAACTCCCCTACATCACTCTTTACTTCTTCTACCTTCTTCTCTAATCCTTTTACTTTACTGTCTATACCCGACCTGTACTCGGCAAAGTCTTGCCTGTCCCTTACTCGGTCTTTCTCTTCTTTTACCATATGATGTTCTAACTTAAAAGTTAAGTCCTCTACTGCTCTAGTAAGATACCCCACCCTCTCACTAGTGTGTTGGTCATGTGCCACGTCTGACATTATTTTGGTACCTGCTCTTGTTGCGAATTTGTTTAAGTTAGAAGCCATGGTAATCCCTTATGTTTACTTCTTCTTCGGCCTACCGCCTTTTCCACGGTTGTCTGCCCTGTTTGCTGATTTAGATCGTACTCTTAGATTACTACCGTTTTGCTTTGTGTTCTTGTTCTTATGATCTACATCTTTACCGTCTCCTTTCTTTACTTTACCTTTCTTCTCCATCTCCTTTCTGGACTTATTCCTTTCAGCCCTTCGTTTCTTTTGCTTCGGTTTGCTATGGTACTCTTTGTACTCTTTCTTGTAATCTCTTGGCATTACCACTTCACCTTATCAGCCCAGTAAGCTGCACTCATCTTTCCTTTGTCAATGTTCTTCTTGTGTCGAGCCTTAAACGAAGAACGCCTAGCTTTCTCAGAATCAGATTTGGGTTTTTTACCAGCACCTTTCACGCCTTGCTGCCCAAAACGGATAGTTTTAATCTTATCCCCTTCTTTTGCAACAACTACATGAGACTTAGTAGGGTGCTTTGGTGTACGTTTGGGTTTGTTATAACCACTAACACCTGCTCTTTCTAACCTGGGGTCTTTATCTTTAGGCATTTATGATCTCCTGAAATTTATCCATCACCATTTGCATAATTAAATCATCCTCTTCAAGTTGTTTACGTCTAGCATGCTCTACTGCTCCACCACCTCTTACGGGTACGGGGATATCTGGTACCACCTCCCCTTGAGGTCCATAGTAAGTAGAGCCGTAGTGATTTACTTTATAATGGTTTGACCCGTAATAAGACATTAGCTACCATCTGTAGTTACTGAAGTACGTTGACCATTCTCATCCACTGTAGCGGTGATACGATCTTTACTGTCCGCCTTATCTCTGAAAGTCACAGTATTACCTGAGACTGCTACCTTACCTGCTGATTCAGCTCGCATGATCTTAATAGACTCAGCGAAAGTTTCAGTATCTTCCATGACAGTAGCAAAGACTGATGCTGCACTACCTGCTGCTTCTGTTAACTCAGCCTGTTGACCTGCTGTTAAACCACTACCAGCAGTTACAACATAAACCACGTTCTTCCAGTTCATATCAATACCGCCCCCACCAGTGGTAGGGTGCTTGACTGGTCTAGCCTCATCATCCCTGAATACCCTAGATGAGTCTGTTTGCCAAACCTCATTGGTAGTGATATTATCCATATAAAGATCTACAGTAGCTGTATTGATCCTGTAGTTACCAGAGTCAACAGCAGTGATACCGTTAATGAACTCATCAATACCATTTGTTGTAGTTAACTCATCTTTATAGAAAGCATATATCTCTGGACCAGTGAAGTTAGTAGCTGTAGATACATCTATCTCATCGTTGGTATAATCAGCAGTGAACTTAGTAATAGTAGTGCCGTCAATACCATTTGTGTTATAGACAGTATCAGCCTCTGGCGTATCTAGGAAGGTAGTCGTACCTGCCGCTGTAGCAATACCAGTAGTTTCGATAGGTAAAGAATCAATTGCAGTCCACCGTAATCGAATGGTATCTCCAGAGGTAAAGTCAGTGCCATCTATCCAGTTGTAAGAGTAACCACTGGTTATAGTAGTATTCTCTACCTCTGTTGCAGTGGTAACATTATATAACTGAACCCTTCCTGCTGTAAGACTAGGTGCACTTACTCCCGCAGTAGTTGCTGGTGTGAAGTATGTACCATCATCTGCCTGGAACCTTGCAAAGTCTGGGTGTTCAGATCCACCTCGCAGTATACGTACACCTTTTAGAGTAGCACCAACCCCACCTTCGGTAATACCCCTAAGTGTTTCGTAGTCAGATCCAGACTCGATAACCATCTCAGGCCAGTTAAATGGATCTTTACCTTGATAGGTCGCATCTAAGCTTAGGTTGTAGTTCAACTCCCTAAGTATATCCTCTCCAGAGTTTGTAGCATTATCCACAACAGTGATCGAGAAGTCCTTAGAGTTCCAAGTTACCGGAGATGCACCGTGGTCAGTCACAGTGATTGAGATAGCAGGATCACCCGTTGCTGCACTGATAGCGACAGGCTCCATTGAAACGATATACAAGATAGGCTCAAGAGCAGATATACCATAAGTATCTAATACATCTACCCTAGATTCTCGATAACCGTTAGGTTGGAACTTCATTACCAAGTGGTCACGATAATCAAAGTTACCATGAGAGGCGTCACCATACGTCTGTATACATTGATCAAACGCACCACTAGCTAAGGCATCAGTAGTACCAGACCCATCTACCTGTTGATACTCACCAGTGAAGCCAGTTGCTGTACCGATTGACAAGACAGCACACCATTCGGCTGTTACCGTGTCAGATGAATCAACGTACCTGAAGCCATCACGAGATAGGTTATTGATCGAACTAGTACCATCCCACTCCCAGTCATCATTTAGAGAGTAAGAATCAGGACCAAACGTATCGAAAGGGAAAGCAACATTGAGTAACGCTGATTGATCACGCCAGCTTTCCACCATGAAGCTATACCAGTTCTGTACAGTAGTTGCTACCGTTACAGCAACCTCACTAGTACCTGTATTCACTGTGGCTGTAGTACCGTAAGATAAACCACTAGACGCTAAGTAAGCGCGATCTTCAACCATGTTCTGGCCAAGATCAATAGCTGTATTAGATACAACAATACTAGTACCTCTTATTGGGATATAACCCGCCTGAATGATTACAAAGTCAACAGTCTGGTCAGATGAGTAAGAACCACTGTAGGTAAACGATGTACCAGATGATGTTGTACTATCTAGTATGGTTGTAGTACCAGTGTTGAATACCCATACATGAGAACCTGCTACCAAGTTAGACAAGGTTAGGCTATAGTTCTCTGGGGGTGAGTAGTAGGTTCCATCGTCTGCCTGTAGTCGTGCAAAACCTGGGTGTATAGTCGTACCATCGTTCTCAACAACTCGAATACCTTTCAATGTACTAGACTGTGCACCTTCCGTAATACCACGAGTAGTCGCATAGTTCGAACCTTCCTCTACCACCATTTCAGGCCAATTGAAAGGGTCTTTACTTTCGAAAGTGGTATCATTAGCTCCACGAAGATTGTAGTTTAACCAACGTAAGATATCTTCAGCACTGTTCCCTGCTGCACTATCTGTAATGGTAATAGACCAGTCTTTTGATTGCCATGTTGTTGGCGTTGCCCCATGGTCTGTAATAGAAGGAGGGCTAGCTAAGGAAGGATCTCCAGTAGCAGCATTGATGGCTTGAGGACTCATAGATACTACGTAGAGGGTAGGCTCTAGTGTAGATACCCCGTACAAAGCAGGTACATCTACTCGGACCTCACGATAACCATTAACCTGGTACTTGAGTACTAGATGAGATCTGTAATCGAAGTTGCCGTGGCTTGCATCACCATAGACCTTGATAATCTCATCAAAATTACCAGTAGCTCTAGCATCTGTGGTACCACTACCATCCTGTTGTTGATACTCTCCTATGTTTGCACCAGGCCCATCACCCTTATCTTCAACACCAAGCCACTCGGCTGTTGCAGTACCAGCGGTATTGATATAACGGACACCACCAGCAGTCATGTTCTCAATACTAGAGTCTGCATTAGCCTCTGCATCGTTTATTAAGAACATCGAGTTTGGTCCGTTCATTGAGATGTTGAAAGCAGTGTTTCGTAATGACGTTTCACTGATAAACGAATCAATCATTAACGAGTAAACACCACGGACAGATGGCCCAAAGGTAGGTACTGTCAACTCATTATTAGACCTAGACCAGCTAGCGTCAGTGGTATAGGTAAGGGCATGCCCTACATCATATACAGGGTCGGCTACTAGGTTGAATGTTACTGATACATCACCACTAAGAGCAATACCTGTTTGTCTTTGAGGCAAGAAACCTGCCTTCTGAGCCACAACATCTACAGTCTCTGAACTATGGGTATATACCAAACTAGTTCCTGTTGTAGAATCTAGAATGGTCTGAGTACCTGTAGTGAAGATCTGTAGTAGAGTTCCACTCTCTGAACTAGTCAGTGTAAGATCATCTGATGGTGCCGAGATAGTAACACCAGTGGCTGAGCCAGAAATAGCAGAGGTAGTAGCGTTAGATCCGTTCTCCATCACAGCAGTCAAACTAGAGCTGTTTGTGGAGTTGTAGTGGATATCGGTAGTGTTCCCAGTCCACGTTATATTGTCGAAATCTAGACTGATGTTGCCTGTGCCGGTGTATTCTACTCGAATAGCTGTTGCAGATGCACTTAAATTACAGTTAGCAATATGATCCAGCTGCGCTTGTATAGCTGCGGCTGTAGCGCCACCTACAGTGATTTGAGTATTATTGAACGTACAGCCACCAGAGAAATCACCATTCATTGTAGCGGCGGTGTAGTCAAACGTATCACGACCAGCAAACGTTATACCACTGTGCGCCACACTAAGATCATCCCACTCTGTCTCACCTGGCCCAGAGATAAGAAGCGCATCAAAATCAGCAGTAATGTTGGATGGTGTAGTTGTTAAATCTTTTACATGGACATAAAAATCTGTCGAAGAGGTAATAGAGCTTTTAGTTAAGTTGATTGTAGGATTGCCATTTGAATCCTCAAAATTGAAGGTAATCCCTAAAAGGTTATTCCCGATATTTGCGCCAACTACCCCATTAGCAACATCAGTTGCAGACGGAAACTCAATACTTACCGCAGAATCGCTGAAGTAAACATAGTGACCATCAGCACCTATCTTAACAGGTTGCTTAAACAGGTATTGACCTGTACCTTGCTTTACAGCAGAAAGGCTAGGGATCGTTAAAGCCTGTGAGTAAATATCCTCAATGGTAATGGCTTCAGTTGAGTAACCACCAGCGACTGTAATCGGGTTTAGCTGCATTAACTCTGTCAAGCGGATGGTATACCCACCAGCAGACACTTGCTTAAAGTAAAATCCAACATGGGTAATGTCTGCTAGGTCTAGCGTACCACTTGTATCTAACTCATAAGATCCAGCACTTCCCACATCAATAATATAACAACCACGGAAAGCACCAAGCACATTGCCTTCCGAGGAATACATTTTGTAAGCCTTCCAATTGTATGTTGGGCCGCCTGTGTCGCTGGATCTCAGCATCATCACAAAGCCACCATCACTGTCACTCGGGAAAAGAGAAGAAGGTCCACCTGATACTAAATGAAATCCAAGCTTATAGTCAGATGCCGACATATCTACAGCGGAAGCTAATGTTAACTCAAAGCCTTGGTAATTGCTACCAGATGATCCTAGAAGTTCATGCGTCTCTAAGTATGGGAATAGGCCATCGTCAAACTCGGTGCCAGGTGATAAATAACTCACTGTTGTACTATTAATGGTAGTCACGCCATTAAGGGTTGGATCTCTTACAACTTCACCCGTACCTGTAGCAAAACGGGCATCTGTCATCTGAGCTATATGCTCTACATGACTTTCATCATTCGGGACATACCAGCTATGTGTGGGCGCGGTTGGTGAGTTATCACGTATTAGTATGGATGAGCTAACACCATCATCGGAACCAGTACAGGTGATATCCATCGAGTTTGTCGCAGACGTGCCAGGCAGACACGAATAACCATAGGCGTACGTCAGCCCTGTTACATGACCTATGCTTAATACTCTTGAGTTACCATCAGATATTGGGCCTAGATTGTTATCTGTACCGACAATCGACAATAGTCCACAATTGTTTTCACTTGGTGTTACTGAGGGTGTGGTCCTACTTGCTGTCGTAGTTACCGAGTCCGCGTTACCGTCAATAGGTGTGGTCGAATCAAATGTACCGCTCTCGAAAAAGAACATAGTGTTCATTGAGGTACAGTTAAAACTGTGGGTTAAAGTAGGCGCAGTATCCCCAGATTGTAGCTGCCTGTAGTATGCCCTAATCGTGAACTGGCCAGAGTCGTTATCTGTAAAAGATATCTCTGTCCAACCTGTCGGTGCCGTAGGTACTCCACCCCTGGCGTTAATCCAACATACCCAAACAGCCAGATCGTTGACACTGGCATATGTTAGAGGGGCGACACCAACACAGGTATTGGTATTACTGTCTTGATCAACTTGCTGGTGATCTATTAGCTTAGGCATTAATTATGAACCTCACTTGGTTTCGCAACAACCTCAATAATCCTACCGAAGTCGTCTCTGATGATTTCAAAACGGTATGTCAAACCTACTTTGACCTCTGTTTCTGGTAAAGGTTCATATTTATGTATAACCTCTGTTGTACCGTCTTTCCCTGGTAACCCTTGAGGACCAGTATCACCTCTCTCTCCTCTCTCACCACGCTCTCCCTGTATACCCTGTGGTCCTTGAGCACCGTCCTTCCCATGGACTATGTGCTCTTGAACTGCCTTGTTTACAAAATCCACTACCTCAGATACACGATCCTCTTCAGCTATTCTTTTCTTCTTAGCCTTGTTAAGTAGTTTTAATTCTGCAATCTTACTCATTAAGCTAGACCTTTAAGTATCTCTTCATCAGTTAAGACATCTACATCAGAACCGTGCTTCTTACGGAAAGCAGCTACACGAAGACCATTAACTTTATTATCATCTTCAGCGAAGCTTTGGGTCAGGCCAGATTGTTCTGTAATATCTTCAAGGATCTGCTTAGCCTTTTCCTCTAGCTCTCTCCTACGCTTCAGTACAGGTGGACCTTGCCTTTTAGCCTTTTTAAGCTTTCCTAGTTCCTTGTTGATATTCACAAGTTCAGCACTTAACTTTTCTTGAATATCAGCTCTTTCCTCAGTAACTTTCTCTTCTATCCCAGACAGAAAACCCTCGGCAGTGGATCGGTAATTTGCTGCCTCTTTCTGACCTTCAAGGTGAGTAATCCCTTTAACAGCAGAGTTGAGTGCTTTAAGTTGACCACTCTTACGGATAGATCTTAATTCTGGAGAATCCCCACTGATTACAAACCTACCAGTACTGTCTATATCAATCGCAGCACCAGGGATTGCAGCCACTTTTTCACTAATATCTCGTACTAGTTTTGGTAGGTAGTCTTGCTGCATCACTGTGAAGTTACGGCGCAACAGATCTTTAGACTCTGTAGATACCTTCTCCTCACCCATCCAAGCAGCTAAGTTAGGTTGAGCTATTATGTCCATGAGATTAACCATAGTCAGTTGGTCATCGTTAGAGACATCACCATCTTCAAGGGCATAACGTATAGAGTTAGATGCGTTAACTAGAGGGTCAAAATGTTCCTGTGCTCGGTAGTTCACTACAGGATCTTCAGGGTCAACGTTTAGGAATCCTTTAAAGATGGTGTTTAGACCTTCTTTAGTTTTAGGACTAGCGTTAGTGTAGCCTGTGTTGTGTTGTGTAGAGCCTTTCCACACATCCATAGCCTTACCCATAAAATCAAGATGAAACTGAGGATTATCAGCCAGTGCTGGGACTACAGATAACATAGAAAGAGGGCTAGCAAGGTCTGGGTTATCCTCCAGAACCTTCATATAGTTTGTGGCATCCATGGCTTTTTGCTGAGACTGTATAATCTGGTACAGGTTCTTGTTATCTAGGTTATTCATAACAAGATCAACCTGTGACTTAGCGACCTTCAGCATACCCTCAAACCCTTCAGGGTCTGTATTAGCAAACATGGTATATTGCCTTGCTTTACCAGTCCTATACCGAGTCCAACTAGACTCTATCTGCTTCTTCATCAGATCCAGGTCTTGCTCAGTCTTACCTGACATAGCAGCAGCAAACAATGCTGGATCTGCCAGTAATTCCTCTGACATACCTAACTCGGTGGCCACTAGGCCTGTGATAACTTCGGGACTCATCTCTACAGACATACTAAGTTTTTCTGTCTCCTTGGTTGCCTCACCCTGCGCCTTAACAAACTCATAGTTATCTATGTGGTTTTGTTTCTGCATAGCAACCTGGGTATCTCTTTTCCAGTCTGGATTAACAGCAGGATCACGTATCACACCGTTTTTGTCTGCCATCTTAACCCAGTAATCATCTTGTCCCGATGCAGCCTTTGCCTGGGAATCCATCCGAGCAAAAGCCTCTGCTATAGTAGAACCAGTAGGATCAAAGCCAGTTTCAGCAATAAAACCTCTTTTAATTTCTTCAGAGAATAGAGGATGTGCCGCCATTAATTCTTTAAGAGAACTCTCTGCCCTCACTTTAAAATGGCCTGGTCGTAACCCTGCCTTCTTAGCACCCTCTAATTGCTTACCTTTCTGCCTTGCTTCAGCTTCAGCTAACTTAGCCTCGGGTGCAGCACCAATCACATCACCCGCTGTCAACTTAGCCCCTGTCTCGGGAGCAAGAGATGTAGTAACTGCCTCAGCCTTAAATTGTTGTGCAAGCTCTTTACCTCTGGCTCTTTGAGCACCACTATATAGTTGCTGTGCAATACCGCCAATTGCTTGAATAGCAGCAGCATCGTCAGACCTTTCTATAGGTTGAGTAACCGAAGGAGCGAATGTAGATTCACCTATCTCTCTAGTAAATTGTGCCATCATTCTTCCTCTTTAGTTAAGTCAACGTGTTGATGTACATATTCCATAAGTTTTCTAACCATAGCCTCTTGTTCTGGGTTAGTTATCATCTTACTATATTTAAGTTCTGAGATTACACTGTCCACATCAGTGCCGTAGTTATTACGCATAGCACCCTGTACCATTTTAGATAACAAACTATCTACCTTAGTCTCAGTATGGTCCTTTGCCATTTTAGACCTGAACATGCGCACGACTTCCTGTGCATCATTAGGAGGTAAGGCGGTGAGTATAATGGCTTCAGTCTGGACAGACTCCTCTAGCATATCAAAAGGCACACTTGAGAAATCACCCTCGTTAGATAATAAAGTAACAGATTGTCTAGTTCGAGTAAACATTTCATCTGCTATATCTTGGAGAGCTTTCATACGGATATCTGATCTAGGGCCAGAGGATTGTATCTTATAGTAGTCCTCCACTTCCCTAGAGTTAAGCCCTATCCATTTATGTACCATAGCCTCTTCATAAGTAGCCTGGGCTACGAAGTTACCACTGGTAGATACGTAGTGTCCATATTTCTGAGCAGCAGCTCCTCTTAGGTACTGAGAACCACCACTAGTGTACATACCAATAACTTTAATAGCTCTAGATAACTTCTCTTCATTATCTATTTCTGGTACATTCATTGTATGGTGTAATAGTCTAGTCACTTTATTTAACCGAGACACTGCTGAATAAGCAGGAGCTATCTCTAGTGGACTACCTACACCTGTAATTAAAGACATTCCCCAATTCAAAGCAGTATCATACATACCACCAGCAGCAGCAAAACCTTCCAGTGCTACATCCTGCCTCTCACCTGTAATGTCTGTAAGTACGTTATTAATAATCAGCTCTGCCGAACCATGAGCTAAAGCAGCATCCCATCCAGGATCAAGATCAAAACCGAACTTGTCCCTAGCGGCCTCATAAGCTGCACTTAGACCAAAACCACCAGCTCCCCAGAATGCAAACTGGCCTACAGCGATACCGAACTTCTCCCTACCTGTGAAAGCCTTACTCCCATACTTACCGGGTAACATAGCCAGAAAAGCTTTATGCTGTATAGATAAGAACTGAGTCATCAAAGAGGCGATACCTCCTTGCTGATACTTGAAAGACCCTGAAGGAGTCATAGACAAACCTAGTTGCCTTGCATCAGCGCCGATCTCATCCCAGTCCAATTGATGCTTTGGTTTTTTACCTGTCTTGCTGATAAACCTTTCCCTAGCTAATAGCCAAGTAGTAGAGAGGTTGTTGTATTCACCAAAATCAAACCCTACTGTTTTTGCTATTCTCAGTGGTGCACCAGCAACACGCATGGTTTTGTTGATAGCAGTAGATACAGGGTTACTTGCAATTGCATTCTCTAAACTACCCACAGCATCTCTAGTGAATGAATGACTCTCGATACTGTAAGGCATACCGCCTTCCTTAAAAGCCCTTACTGTCTCTAACCACTCTTTCTTAGACTCAAACCCTGAAGCCTTGAAAGCTGATTCAGGTATCTTATCTACCTGTGCCATCATTGCAGGTCTGTCTATAACCGCCATACCCATATCTAAGAGGGGTTTCTTAGACATAGCTTTAGGGGCTAATAGAGGGTTAGCTGTAGAGATAAAAAGGAATTGTTGAGACTGTAGCAGTACCTGTCTTACAGGGTTAGCAGCGATAAACATATGGAAAGCTAAGCTACGTAGTAGACTAATAGGGTTCCCGTTCTCACCTACGTTCTCTTGGATATACTTCGCCAGTGGCCTAGCCATATCTCCTTTACTATCTAACCAGCTAGCCAAGTGAATCATGCTAGACTTCCATTCACGGTTACTGTCGATAGACTCTAGGTTATGTCTAATGTAACGGTAGGTAGATAATGCTTTCTGGTAATTAGGATCAAACCTTTTAGACTTATCTAGGAAGTCCTCTGTCCCTGGGAATGTAGGTATACCATCCTGGTCTTTAAGAGCAAAATCTTCCCCATAAGTATTCATCCAACGAGACTTAGCACTCTCTACAAGATCCCCAAACCCACGATCCCTTGCCATAGCGTTGGCTGTCTTAATCAAAGACTCCATTGGACTAGCTACGTCTGCTAACATCTCATCTACGGATAGTAGCCTGTCTCCTCTTTTACCAAAACGAGGACCACTTTTAGGCCTTACCTGATCCCTGTGTCGAGAAATATCATCTACATCAAGTTCACGCGCAGGACGTACACTGTACATCCCTTCCTCACCAACTCTTGCCGGTAAAGCGTTATCTGTGAATTTCTTAGCAATACTCTCTGCATCTTTCTTCATAGTAGATGCAGCTCTGGCTACAGAGATCTCTCTCTGCACACCATCAATCATCACACGTTGCTTTTTAGTGACAAAGAAGTTCTCTTTATAGTACCTAGAGATCTGTCCGTTATTGTAATGCATTACTCTTTCTGGGATCTTGCCAATAACAGGATTGCTTGCAGCTTCATCACCTTGACGTAAGATAACGTGAGTAGCTTTATTGACTGACCCCATTGCCTGCTCTGCCTTGGCTATGACACCTCGTGAAGCATATAGTCCTTCTACTTCATCACGGGATATCTGAACTACCTGGTCTGCTCTAGGGTCGTATACATGAGCAACAGAACCAGCTTCCTCTGAAGTAAGGGGCTTACCAAACATCTCAAACTCTAGGTCGTCGATATAGATATGTTTCATATCCATAGCCTCTAGAGTAGCTTTCCTTTGTTGGTTATCCAACATCCAGAAAACATCACTCACCTGCCTAGCTACGTAGTACGCATCCATCTCCCGAGGAGACAAGTCAAAACTTAGCAAGTCAGTTTGTGAGTAAACCACACCTTCGTCAGAACCCAACTCTAGTACGTGATTAACACGTTTTTGTTGCTTTGCATTAAGTCCTTTTACAAAGTGTTTCTCAAACACCTGCATGAACCTACCCTGGACACCGTGAGACAGGTCAGTAGCTCTATCCGCCACTCTTGACAACCAAGGTAGTTTTACTTCAGGGGATAAGATAAAGTCTGAACCGAAAGGGAGTACGTGAGTATCGTTAGGGTCAAATAGGATCTTAGATGTATCTACATAGTCCTTATTGATGGGTACAGATGCCTTTGCCCTGAAGAAATACTCACCTGGAGCAAGATCGTCCATACCTTCTGGTACAGGAACCAGGCTATCTCCATCCCTCATGAGATATTCCAAATCATATTTACTACCAGTCCTATACTCAGCTTCAAACTTCGCCTCGGTTAGAGAAGAGAAGCCATGAGTATCTGACTTACTATAGGTAGCCTGTACATCCATCATACCTGTTTCTGGATTATACGCTCTAGACGATTCAGCTTGGTTATAGTGGACCTTAGCTATAGTCTCTGTCTCATAGTCAGCAAAAGCTTTTAACTCATCATCTACGAGCAAGACCTCTCTGTCAATAGCTTCAGGATAAAAGAAAGGATTAGACTTACTCTTATCTATAATGTCTGTACCCATGTCCTGTATAGACTGTAGAGTTTGAGCTACACGTCCAGGGACTGCGGGAAGAGTATCACCAGCCTTTACATTTATGAGAGGCTTAGGCATTACATACCCTTCAGCAATCTCTTCTTTTGTGGTATTGAAGGTAGCTGCTAACTTACCAGACTCATCTGCTAGTATCTCTGAGGCAAGGGATGCCTCTGTCTCAGGTGACCCTGCTGCTATATTACGTAAAGAGTTACTAGGTCTAATAACACCTATACTATTCTTTAATGCCTGACCAAGACTCACAGCATCTAATATACCTGCTGCATTATCTAACCATCTACCGAACTCATCATCTCCTGCTGTAGCTTCCTCTAGGAAAGAACCAAAAACACTGTCTAGTATCTGTACTTGGATAGCTGCATTACCACCAATAAGCCCTGCATTACCCTTTACACTGTCCATTACAGCTTCAGCAAAGTCTACCCTCTCCTGTCCTGATAGAGAATATAACTCATCCCGCATAAACTTGATAGCTTCACCTGGAGTTAAGAAATCCAACCCCAGACTTCCCTCTACACCCTCTGGTAAGGTGCCTTTCTCCTGAAGATCCTCTATGATGTTATCTACAGACATGTTGTAGTTGAATGGGAGAAGTGATAAGAAAGAGTCTGTGAAAACATTAATAGCGCTCTTATCAATATCTGTTTTGTGCTTACTATACAACTCTCTTATGTCTTGACGTGAAGAGGCAATACGATCTACACTGTTGACTAGGAACTCCTGTACTTTCGAAGTCTCTCGTATGTTATGTTCAGACAGTATAGCAGCGGAGGCTAAGTCCTCTAACGCTTCCTTCTCTATATTATAATCGAAGTTTATACCTTTCTCATAGGCATCAAGCACTCCCTGCATTTGTTCAGGGGTAGAGCTAGGGTCAAGAAGAACAGACTGTACAGCACCTAGCATAGCAGCTTGGTCCTCTTTGTTCTTTCTTTCTAACACACTATCTAATGTCTTAGACTTACCACTAGAAGCAAACTCATCTGTAATGGTCTTAAACGTCTCAGTAGGATCACTACCCTCTCTGTAAAGTGACATCACGGAGGCTGGGATAGCTACACCGTTGATGTTGGTTTGACTAGGTTGGTATGCCTCTTCTTCGATAGCATTAAGAACAGACGTATCCATATCTTCTTTATTTAATACAGAGGTATCTAACTGACCTTTAAACGTATCCTCTCCACTAACAGAAACATCTCTTAAAGCAAGAGGGTCAGTCTTTCTTTTTTCTTCCAAAGAATCTGGCATTATTTCTCCCCGAATATCGTAGAACCCAGGTCTTCAAAACCTTCAGGGCCAGCGAAAGTAGTTGCTACAGAACTGATAGCCTGTGCAGTAGCTGCATTAGATCTGAAATCAGCAGCTTTCTGTAGTCTCCCTGATATACTTCTACCAAAAGACTGTTGTACACCGATGTTAGCTATGTTACTTGCAGTCTGTTGTTGCACACCAGCAATACCACCAGCTACACCACTAGAACCAGTAGTACCTGTAGCAACAGCTTGTTGTTCTAACTGAGCTTGGAGAACACGTTGTTGGCGTACCTGTTTACGTTTAGCTCTGGCTGCTTGTAATTCCTCTAGGCGTCTTTGTTGCTTACTAGCCTTTTCCTGTTGCTTAGTTGCCTGTCTTTGTTGCTGAACACTTGTCCCTACACCTACCG